AATATGTCGAAACCATCATTAACAATGCCTGTTTCAATAGGCCATCACTCATTCCCTCTGTTGTGAAATCGATTTTGATATTAACCGCAGCCGGCTCAATCTCCACCATTGGATCACCTAAACCAAATACAGAAAAAGAAACCGCAATACCTTTCACGGTCACATCATCAACGGATGCCACCGGCCCAAATGGAACATCAATGAATCCTGTTGTTGAAAAATCTAGGTAATAGGTGCGTTCCTTTGCGATAATATCACGGCTCATGTAGTTTTCCGCCGCTGTATGTGCTGCCTCGATCATCAAATCAATCAACGTATCATCCGCCGTTGTGTCGATTCGGATATAATTCTTTGCATCTGTGCGTGAAATGATTGGAACACCAATCACATCATTAATCTTGATTTGCCGCATCCTTTTTTGCTTTGTTGCCCTTTGTCTTATAAACTATTTTTTCCTCCTTTGTTTCAACCTCTACGGCCTCCACAATTGGTGCAATAACTTCGGGCTGATCCTCAACCTTTGTGCCAAAATTATTTGCCAAATAATGTCTTTCAACATCAGCCGAAACCATTACGATTTCACCGGCCCTATGGTATCCTGTTTTATTATCGAATACCGTTTTTCTCATTAAAACTTTGCCCATTATTGTGCTATTTTTTGAACAAATATAAAAAGAAAAGCCACCCAATATTTAGGTGGCCTCTCTTAATTTGGAATTGTATTAAAACTAAACTCCGATTGCAGCGATATCCGTTGCAAATGTACCCTTAACGATTGCTAATGGTGCGTAGTTAGTTAATGCAATACGCTCTTGTAAACGTACCGTTACGAAACCATCACGAACGTTTGTCCCATCCTCACGGAAAAACTCTAATGATAAGTTTTCACGGATCCACATTTGTGTTCCTAGACCGAAATTACCTACTAAGTAAGTTCCTGCCGTTACCGCTGTGTTGATTACAACCGGTACCCCTAAGAATTGTGGTTGTAAACCTGCGTAAACCTGATCTTTCAAATACTCATTTGTTGTTGACTTCAACAATAAGATTTTTGCAAAATCTGTTGGGTTTACCATGATGTAATCCGGACGATAGTTAACCAATGCTAATTGGTTGATTGCTACCGTTAAAACGTCAAATTGGTTTGCTGCTGTAATTGAATCTGCAAATCCGCCTGCTGCGAATGCTGTTGATCCTGATGTCACGATACCTGAAATGTTCGGTGCCGTTCCGTTACCATAAAGCAATTGTGCATCCTCAACCGTTAATAATTTCTCAGGTGCACGTGCTGCTAAATATGATGTTAATTGTGCTGTATCAGCTAACATCTCCTCAGAAATACGGAAATATGTTCCAACTTTCTGAACATTTGCATCGTATGCCGTTAAATCGAAATCTGATTCAGGCAATGTTGATCCCTGTGCTGTTGCTGCTGCACCGTTGTCATATGCTGATTCACGTACGTAACGTACAACCTCTGCATTGGTAGAACCTTGTGCCAATAATTGACGAACGTGTACCGGACGTGTTGGATCGTACTTGATACCCGGAACGTATTGTGCCGGAATAACTTCACCTGTAAAGTTAGCCGCAACGGTCATATCGCCTGCCTTGATTTCGAATTTAGCTGAACGGCTTGATCCGTTTACTAAACCTTCTAAACCACCTTTTGTGATGCCATCGATTAACGATTGCTTAAATGATTGTGCGTTTGCACCTGTTGCTGTTTTCTTTGCTGCAACCTCTGCTGCATCGATACGGCCGTGGATTTCTGTGAATTTAGCCTCTAAATTCTTGATTTCGGATTTTAATAATTCATCCGCTTTGCCTGTTGCTGATGCAACTGCCTGACCTTCTGCTTTTGCGATTCTCGCATCAATTGCCGAATTTAATTCGTTCAATTGGTTTTTGATTTCTTCTGTCATTTTATTTTGACTTTATTTGATTGTTTAAATATGAAAATATTTCGGAAATATCCACCTGTTTAACTTCCGGCACGGTGACAATTTCTGCCGGCCGTGTGGTAACATCTATAAACAATGATTTCAATTTCATCAACTCACCCTCAATTGCGTATCCTAATTCATCCGACACGTTTTCTTTTTTGATCATTTTGGCTAAAATGTCAAAACGTTTTGCCAATAAATCCTGATCGATTTCACCCTTTGCATCTGTAATCAATGCCATTGGATTTGCTGCCAATGTAACGCATGAAATTTCGTATAACTTACATTCTTTCAATTCACGCACACCATCCTGTCTGTAATTCTTTACAATTGGCATGATTCCAACTGAATTTTCAGAAATCACACCATTTTTCATCAACAACAAAATGTCTTCGCCCATTCGTGTTTTCGGGATTTCAGCAACGAAATACAAACCTTTTGTATCTTCACGTAATTCTGTGAATTTGCCCAATGGCTGATCGATTCTATGTTGGTTGCAATATCTTACACGTGATCCGTTTTCGGATAATGTTTTTGTATATGCCCCTTGCAAAATGATGTCATTGTCTGAATCAATATTGCCAAAAATTGAACCATATCCGGAAACGATGCCGTTTGCCTCATCGATGTCATCAATCCCAATGGATGTTTGTTTGTAAATCATAACCTTTCTTTTGCCCAAAATTAGTCAAATTGCTAATTAGAAAACAGAACCCAAAAATTAATTTTAGCTAAATTGTGGCTCGCCTTCTTCAAATATTATATCATTGCCCTGATCGCCCAATGGGAAATCGTGATCATTAGTCAATAATATCTCATCAGGTATTCCATCAGGAAATGCATCGCATCCGCCCCTGATTAATCGTGCATGAATACATTTGTCACAAATAAAATTATCCCTGTTTTCCATTATTTTCCAAAATATTTTTCAATCAATTTGCCAATTTCTATTGCAAATTTTGATGGGTTTGAACTCAATTTGTATTCTGTAAATCCTTCGGCCATAAATTCATCAATATTTTTTGATGCATATGTTCCTAAATAATTCGTATTAAATGCAACAAAATTGTTTGTTGCCTTATATTCTGCAATCTCCTTGATATAATTTTGCTGAATTATTTTCAATTCTGCATAATATTCTGATGTCAATTGTGCCAATGCAGGATTTGTCAATGTGTGCCGTGTTGCCAATATGTGTGCAAATTCGTGCGTTAATGTTGCAATGTTTTGATTGACTGCATCAATTGCACTTTTGCCACGTATTATGAACTCCGTTGCCGAAACAACCTTTGTTCTGCTTTCCAATGGTGCGACTAAATCACCAAAATTAATCCTTATTGTATTGCCATATGTTGTTTCAATAAATCCATACGATCTCGATGTGGATTTGTAAATCAAATCAATTGGATATTTTGTGTTATACAATGAATCAATTTTATAATTATTTGTCAATGCATTCAATTGTGCATTTAATTCATTGATTTTCGGAACATCAATTGATCTTGAAACGGTTATTTTCTTAATTTTTAATCCGTTGCTTTCAAAATTATCAATGGCAATTGCTTTTGCTTGCTTTATTGTTTTGGCTTCAATTTGTGCGTTTACAACTGCCGTTTCTGCCACAACCGTTGCAATGACCTCCGGTGCCAAAACTGCCGGTGAAATAGCATCAACAATTTGCGTTTGTGCCATTCCAAATCCAATGTTGGTAATTCGTGGCCCAATTGTGTTTGCTCCTGCCTTTGGCAATACAATCATTGAACAACGGCAATTAATCACATTGCTTGCTGATCCATTAGGATCACCCGGCCTTTGTAATGATTCGCCACCAACTGAAAATTTGCTATTAAACGGAACCACCTGATTATTTGCTGCCTGATGTGCCGGCCTTACCCTTGCATCGTATCCTGATTTCCAAGTTTTGGTCATATCAGCACCCGGAAACAGATTCAATGCCGCTTGCTCGGTTGCATAATTGGCTGCATTCGTTGCCTCAGTCCTCACAATTCTGCGTGCCTGATAATCTGCTAAACCATCAAATTTTTGTCGCAACATTTTGGCCTGAACCTTTTCACCGGCTGACATAAATATTGGATCGGACATAAATTGTCGCAATGTATTTGTCAATGTAGCCTGTGCCGTTGATGATACCATTGTCACCCTTTGGCCTGCCACCTGATTCCCCATGAACGCAAATGCGTTGGCCCAAATGGATTGCATATTACCTGCATCGGCTTTTGGCAAATATTTTTCAACATTCCGTGAATACCAATTTGCAAATTGTAAACCGATTTTGGAATACATACCTTCGTACATTCCAACATATTTGCTGTCCTGAAAAAACCCCTGTGCTGATGCTGATGTCATGGCCTTAACCCTTAAAAATAGGTCAATGGCATCATTGTATTCTGCCTTGTAAAACTCTGTGAAATCCTTAATTGATGTGCGTTCCGCTTTGGTCAATTCCTTTTCGAACTCATCCGGCCAATTGTCTGTTGATTGTGCCTTTTCCTCTTTCGGTGGATTGAATAGATTACTACACACCGCCACACGTTGATCAATAGTGCCAAAATCATTGACAATATTAGGATCAACAACACAACGGGCCATGAAATCATTTTGGCTTTCGCCATTATTAGGATTCGGTAACGGCATCTATTTCCTTTATTTTCTTGATTGCCCAATCAACACCCTCAGTTCCGCCCCATAAATTCCATGCCACATACCCTGCATCCTTCCATGGTGTATCCTTGTATTCATCTGCAATCATTGCATTTTGGCGATGGCGATTAAATTGTGCCATTCTGCTAACAATATCACGGCTGATTTCATCACGATTTGCTAATTGTCTTGCACGTGTCCAACCAATTTCGGTGCCTCCACGAATTTCATCCGGGTATTCCTGTTTCCAATCTAACATCTTTTGTGCGTTCAATGATGCTTTCTTTGGATAGTCATCGTACATCTCATTTGATGCCGCCTTTGTTGAATACTGAATATCCAATGACTTTGGATTCTCTAATGATGGCAAAGATGGATTCTGTGCCATTAAATTAGCCGGAATGAAATAATCATCCATAAACGGATTTTCTGTGTCTATTGCGTAATTCATTGCATCACGTTTTTCGTTTGGAGTAACCCACCACGCATTTGCCAATTGATTGACCAATTTATCAACCTCCTCCTGCATCTCGCTGATGGCTGTGAAATCAAAATCAATGAAATATTCATCATCTTTGCCGTATTTTGGTGCCAACCAACGATTCAATTCATCACGAATTTTGATCAATTCAGGAATCACCGCATTTTGATATAAAGCCTTTTTGGCTTCCTTCATATTGTTGTATGTGGATGAATCTGTGTTGTTTAACAACTGAACCGGGATATTGTAGATATTACATAAATCCTTGATCGTTCCATTGTATTGTTCAATCAATGACAAATCTGATGCATTCAAACCAAAATTCACCCATGACAAATCCTTTGGTGTGATAATCACATCACCTGCGTTTCCTGCTCCCTGATAATTTTTTCTGAATTTGTCTTTTAGTGCCTGTGCTTGCACCTCAGTCAAATTGCCATCCTTTGAAATCAACATACCACGTGATGTTTGATTCTGCAAATATTTTAATCCGGTTGTTACGGCTTCGTTGTTGGCCGATAAAACACGTAGGCCGGCACGCAATGGCGATTGTCCATATAGGTTTGATCCTGTGCTATCGTAATCCGGATTAAAATCTTTTATGTGGCAAATCAATTCAGGTGCCACCTCAATCATTGAATTATATTGAATTTTGTATCCTGCCACCGGCTCCATCACACCGCCTGAAACGATTTCAA